TTCAATGCATCCAAATTCTTTTACTTTTGTATTTATTTTCATTTCATACATTAAATTAGATAATGGTTCATATTTATGTCCCCATGTTAAACTATTTTCATTCAATGTTGGTTTAAATTTTTCTGTATTCATTGGTAAACATTTTTCATAAATTAATTGATTTTTATTTGCTTGTGTCGATAATGCTTTCCATGCATTACTTGCTGTAATATGCTCTTGACGAAATATATACCATTCAGTTGTTTTTTGTTCAGGTTGAGGAATTGATTCTAATGCACGAATTGTCTCTGGTGAGACGGTTAGAGTTGTAGGCGACCATTCTTCATATCTTAAGAAATCATTTTGTTTTAAAATATCATTTATACATTGAAATGATACTTTAATTTCTTCTTCAGACATAAAATAACTACAATTTGATTTTACTGTTTTATATATATCATCAATATATTTTGGATCTGCTATATCTAAAACTCGCATTCGTTTATAGTCCTTTACAACTTCATCCACATAAGATACAAAATCCATTTAGTAAAGTATTTATTATCTTATTAAATCAATTCAATTATTATATTATTATCATTTGATGTCATTTATTTGGTGTCATTAATTGTATTTACATTTTTAACAGTTTTCTTTTTGATTTGAGGTTTATCTGAATTTATAGTAAATTTACGTGTTTCAGGATTAAATGTTAATCCTTCAATACTTTCAATTAAACCAATTTCTTGATTATATATTAATTCATTATTTTTACTTAATTTTTTTCTATCCATTAACAAAGAAAAAAACTTGGTTGCGGTTGATATTTCTGTTTCCGTTAAATTATGTTCTTTCAATAATGTCGTTTTAACATAATTTTTTATTTTTTTTACTTTTTCAGTTTTACTTAGCTTTGACCAAACACCCTTTTTATTTTTTTCCATATCCATACTTAAAAACATATTTATTTTTTCTTCATTTGTATCCATGGTTGGTTCAATATTTGTTCCAGTCATAATCATCGTTTTATATTTCAAACTATTGTATTCTTTGCAGTCCGAATCGTTTTTTATATTCATTTACTTTAATATATAAATTATGTTTAACCTTTTATAATGAAACAAATTAATTTCAAAGATCCATTTTCAAGAAAAACAAATTATGAAATTGATATTGATCAACTTGAATGTATTGGTGCATTATATTTGAAAGGTGAAGTGGTTTCAGATATAAATAAAGATATTGTTACTGTTTTGAAACAAAAGTTTAGTTCTTACAAAAGTCAGGACAAACAATCTCACAAGTATGATTCTGAACAACATATTACTTATGAACAAATGATTGAAAAATTGTATACATCTAAACTTAAGTGTTATTATTGTTATTGTGATCTTAGTATATTATATAATAAAAAAAGATTGAAATCTCAGTGGACATTAGAGAGATTGGACAATAATTTAGGACATTATGCATCAAATACATGTATATCCTGCCTTGATTGTAATTTACGAAGACGCACTGATAATTATGAATATTTTAAACAATCAAAACAAACAAAAATTGTAAAAATTACATAAATTATTCATTTTTTGATGATTTTATTTAAATTAATATAAATTAATATAATTTTATAAAAACTTAAAAAATAAACACCCATTTATGAAAATGGTATATGAAAGCCAAAATGATTTATTATTAAAAAAATTAATGAATTATTATGGAGATGAAGATAATTTTAATAAAATGCTTTCCATTATTAATGGTGAATCTAAAATTTCTTTAAGAATTGTAGATTGGTTTTCTACAAATTATGCAAAGAAAAATTTTACAACATATGATTTAGAGACAACCCCCCGGTTCAAAATTTATAATGATTATAAATTAAAACTAAAAGCATATTCAAAAAGAAGATTTGACCCTTTTTGTAGATGGGATAGAATTAAAGTCCCTTTTGGAAACAAAGAATTTAGTATTGAGACAACTATTGGTCAACTAAATTTTTTCAAATGGGCAATTGAAAATAAAATTATTGATTATATTGAAAAAAATTATGATATCATTGAAGAAGATATGAATACAAATAATAGTATTTCTAAATCAAAGAAACATAATGATTCATTAACTAATAATAAAAATAGAAAACGGAGAGAAGAATTATCTATTTCTGCTGCAAAATGTTTAAAAAAAGAAAAGGCAGATATTACATTCAAATTTAATTAAAATCGTATTACAATAGTATAATTATGGGTATTATGTATTCAATGCCATCTTATAATTATCATCAATTACAAGATCGTATGAAAAATCAAAATGATATTATATTAATTAATACATTACCTCTTACACGTCAGGATTGTTTAATTAAAGGGACCTTGAAGGCTTTGATTGAAGTAGAATATATGAATAAATTATTAAAAACAAATAAAAATAAAGAAATTATTGTTTATGGAATTCATCATACGGATTTGAGTGTAATTCAAAAATATAATCAATTGAAAAAATTGGGGTTCAAAAATGTTTACATTTATTTTGGAGGTATGTATGAATGGCTTCTCTTACAGGACGTATTTGGATCAATTAATTTTCAAACAGATGGAATAATCGAAAATATAGTTGATTATAAAATTGAATAAAGAGTAATTAATATATTTATTGTAAAAAATGGATTTTCGTCAATCCAAACTTAGCAAAAATGAATGGATCAGCATTGAGAAACCAGTTGATATGAAAGAAAAGAATGTGTTAGATATGATTGTAAAAGGATATTCATGTCCTGATTACAAAATGCATTTACATCATGTAATCAGCGATGTGGTTAAATTAGAGCACCCAGAAAAAGATTATTATATCTATATTCATATTCTTAAAGAGGCTGTAGATAAATTAATTAAATTATTTAAATTGACTCCTGTTGAGACAACTATACCTAAAAAGAAATTAAATGGTGCAGACACCATTCGTATTCAAAGTTATCGTAAAAAACAATTGGATAACATTGAATACATGATATTGTCTATGATTGAAAAATTCTTTGAAAAAAAGAGGGAGTTTTATTTCTTCAATATTTGTATATTATACAAAAAATATACAATTAATAAATATTTAGCTAAATGGATTGAAGCATTTATTATGAAATATAATGATTCAATGAATATCATAACATTTTTAGAAAATACTGATAAATATATTGAAAATAACTCCATATTTGATTACAAACCACTAGAATTATATGAACATCAAAAACAAATATACAAAGCTGTTAAGGATTCATCACCAAAATTAATCTTTTATCGAGCACCAACTAGTTCAGGCAAAACATTAACACCACTTGGTTTGTGTGAAGAATATAAAGTAATATTTATTTGTGCTTCGAGACATATTGGAATAAATTTAGCAAAATCTGCAGTAAATGTTGGAAGAAAAGTTGGGTTTGCATTTGGATGCAGCACAATAGAAGATGTGAGGCTTCATTACTTTTCTGTAAAAACGTTCATTTCAGAACGTGGTCGAAAACGACCAGATCATAGTGATGGAGCCAATTTAGAATTATTAATTTGTGACATTCAATCATATGAAATTGCTATGCTCTATATGTTATCCTTTTTCGAAAAATCCAAAATCATATTATTCTGGGATGAGCCAACAATCAGTATGAATTATGATGTGCATCCTCTACATGAAAATATATTAAATATTTGGAAATTTAATCAAATTGAAAATGTTATATTATCTTCAGCTACATTACCAAATGAAGAAGATCTTTCTGGATTAATTACAAAATTTAAAACAAAACATGATGGAAGTGTTCATTATATTCAGACACAAGATGAAAATACTAATATTACATTAGTTGATCCAGATGGGGTTATTATTATGCCACATGACATATTTCGTGCAGATTATGAAGGGTTTCAGTCATTTGTTTCAAAGCATTCATATACTCATAGTAAATATCTAAGTATTTCCGAATGTTCTGAATTTATATTATATATTTACAGAAATGTGTTTAAAACTGATATTAATAATGATTTATCAATACAAAACGTATCAAATAATACAATTCGAGATTTATACTACAAGGTATGCCAAAAAATAAAAAAAAGTGATTGGGAGTTTATTATAGCTACCTACAAAAGTTATAGACGGTTTAATCGATTCAATCTAGGTGATGAAATTACAACAAAATATAGTCATACACTGACTTATGGTCCTACTATATATTTGTGTGAAAATTTAGATAAATGGGTAAATTATTTTGTAGAAAATAGTGGAATTCATCAATCTGTGTTCAAAGAATTAGAAAAAAATATTGAATTCAATAATGATATTATTGAAAAAGTTGTCAAAAAAAAGAAAATGCTTGAAGATAGAACTATGAAAGATGAACAAAATGAAAATAAAATGAAAGAACAAAGGTTTGATCCTATTACAAAACAAATGATTGAAGAAATTGAAGTATTAGAAAGATCTTTTAAAGATATTCAATTAAATCCATTATATATACCAAATACTCGTCCTCATTATGATAAATGGGCAAATACAAAAGTAAAATATGAAAATTCAAATGTATTTACTGGAGAAGTAGATGAATCATTTGTTCGTAAAATTATGAATTTATCAATTAATACAAATTATAAAATATTGTTATTGATGGGAATTGGTGTATTTAATGCAAGTGAGTCTGAATTAAAATTGGACGATTATAATGATATTATGAAAGAATTAGCAGATCAAAAGAAATTAGTATTTATGATTGCAGGTAGTGAATATATCAACGGAACAAATTTTCAGTTTGATCATGGATATTTAGCAGATGATATTATAAATATTAATCAAGAAACAATTATTCAAGCAATTGGGCGTGTTGGAAGAAAAGAAAAAAACAAAGCATTTACATTTCGATTTAGAGATCCAAGTGTAATTAAATCATTATTTGTAAAAGAAGATAATAAAGAATCAATGAATTTAAATAAATTATTCTTTTAATAATTAAACAACTTAAACATTATACATGAAAGTTTTTAAATGAGTGCCGTAAATATTGAAAAATTTGGAGAATTTACTCAAATCTTAAATGGAGATTATAGAATTTTATATTTCAAAACTCATATTCCTTATCCTAGTCCATTACAATGGACATTTTTTGTAAATGAATTGAATGAAAATTTAAATGTTTTAAAAAATTTGAATGGTAAATTTGCATTCATTTTAGATTTAAATTTAATTGGATTATTACCTACTAATTATATTGTAGAATTTGTAAATATTTTGAAATCAGAAAGTATTTTTTTAGAATCAAAACTAATCGCATCTTCTATTATATATGAAGGAGCATTGATTAATAAATTATTTGAAATTATCAAATTTTTTTATGAAACAAAAAAACCAATCGAGTTTGTTACAGATATGCATAAAGCTGTTGCATTTATTGATTCTAAACATACTTAATATAAATCTGCATCTTCATATGCATAATATTCATACATTGAACTACCTGTTCTTCTTCGAAATCCTGCTTCATCAATTGGCCATGATTTTGACCTAATATTTTCAATATAATCTGGAGTATAATATTCATCAGTTGCAATATATGCAGTTACAGCTGCTCTTGCCTCATCACTCATAAGAGGTTTTTGTATAATTGATTCTGAAATATAAATTGGTATTAAACTGTTCAGGTATCCGCCTGAATATTCACCATACATTTCTTCTATAATAACATATTCTGGACGATAGCGTGTTGCCATATTATTAATATGTTCTTGTATTTCTTCAAACTGTTTGATTTCTTCTTCACTCATTCCTTCATCACTGAATGAATCAAACTCTGACCAATCAATATCTTCACTCATTGCTTTATCAAAAAATTCTTCTGTAAAAATGTATTCAACTGCTTTATCAAAAAACATTGGATCTAAAAATTTTTCACCCACAAGTGCTTCTTTTTCTTCTTGTGTGCTAGTATATATGTATTCTAATATAGTTAATGCAGGTAAATCAGTAAATTCAAATAAATCGATTAAAGGATTAATCACTCTTACAATTCTCAATGCTAAATTAGGCATATCATGACCCCATGTTTTATTAATTTCTGTTACTATATATTCCATATTTTGTCTAGGTTCACACAACATTCTTTTTTCAAATAATGGCGATCTTATATAATCCTCGCATTCTTTTTGATTTGGACAGCTAGGATCTAATGCACAATTAATTGTTATAATAACATCTGTTTGTTTTG